CTGTACGCTATCAAAAATTATTAACTAAGCATTTTAAATATAAAATGCTGAGGAGGACTTATGGATTTAGAAGAACTATTTGGCTCGGTAGAAAAATATGGTTTTGATCCAGTAATGTATCAGTATTTTCATCAGCTTCTAGATAATAGAACAATTGTTATGAATGAATATGTAACTGATGCTACTGTAGAAAAGGTATTCCTTCCAATGCGTGAATTTGAAAAGGACGATTCAAAAGACCCCGTCACGATTATATTAAATTCTTGCGGTGGCGATGTATCAAATGGTTTCTACCTAGCCCAATATATTTCTCAGTATTCCAAACCATTACATATTATCGTTCCAGGAATTGCCGCAAGTATGGCAGGAATTATTCTTGCTGGCGGCGGGAAAAATGAGAATGTAACAAGATATTGTTTCCCAGCGTCATATGTATTACTACATGATGGATATGTCGCTTTGGAGTCTAGTGAAGCACGAACCGCGGATGACATTATGGATTTTAATAAACGAGTAGATGCTGATATTCGTCAATTTATTATTGACAATACTAACATTAGTGCCGAGTTATATGATAAACATGCTCGTCAGCAGTGGTTTATCAAATCAACCGAGATGAAAGAACTTGGACTAATTGATCGCATTTACGGAGTTGATGATAAATGATTAAACATTGGGCAGATACATCTGCTGTTTTACATTGGAACGCGGCTGAAGCTCAGGTAGCTATCAGCCCTTTAACTTTATCTGAATTAGAACATATTAAAACCAATGATCATGCTTCTTAGGAATTAAAATATAATGCTCGTGAGGCAATTAGGAAAATTGTTAGCGGTGCTTGCTATTCTGTGATTACATCTAATAATCATAAAATAGATAAGATGCTTAAAAAATATAATTTCCTAAGTGATATCAATGACCATCGTATCCTTTGCGCCGCAGAATTATATGCGGAAGAAAATGGAGAAGATCTTATATTCATGACTTGCGATGCCGCTCAATACACATTCGCGCTACAAATGCCTCGTTTAATGGCAGTTTATACAGCCAACGAGAAGCCAAAGGAAGATGAATGGTGTGGTTGGGCAAAATACTATCCTGATGATAATGAATTATCAATGTTATACTCTGATCCAAAGATAAATATACTTAAGGCTAAAAATAATGAGTTTTGCGAAATTTATAAAAACAGTGAATTAAAAGATATCCTATTCTGGACGGGTAATGAATATCGGCCTTTAAAATATAAAGAAATGAAAAATCCATATCTTAATGAAATTTTAAAACCACGCAATCTAGAATAGAAAATGGCATTTGATTTATTGTAGAATAAAAATATAAGAGTAAAATTATTAACATCTGCTTGGGGTGGTGGAAAAACTCTTATTGCTTTAACATATGGACTTGAATAGGTTGGAAAAGGTAATTTTAAAAAATTATTATTTATTCGCAATAATATCATAGTTGCTAATACTAATGACATAGGTTTTTTGCCAGGAGACTTGCGTGAAAAAATGTCAATTTGGGGAGGTCCTTTAACAGACCATCTAGGTGGGCAGGAAATGCTAGATTCTCTTATTGATTCTGGTATAATTGAAATTTTTCCATTATCACATATTAGAGGAAGGTCAATTAAAGATACTATTGTCATTTGCGATGAATGTGAAAATATGGATGATAAATTAGTTACATTACTCATGAGTCGTATTGAGGACGGCAGCGAATTAATTTTTTGCGGAGATGTAGCTCAAATAGACTCTCATAAGTTTGAACAAAACAATGGAATACGGTCAATGATATGTCATTTAAATGATGACCCTTTATTTGGCATGGTTAAGTTATTAAAATCAGAGCGTGGTCCCGTTGCAGCATTGTGTGATAAAATGAGACCACCAGTTTAATACTTGACTTTTTAATATGAATATGATATAATTATAAAAAGGGGAAGCGGGAGAGTAATTAACTCCTGAGATAATGTTGCTCACTCAACAAGCCCTTATTTTAACACTTAGTGAGGAGTGATAATATGTGGAAAATTTATAAGCACACTTTTCCAAATGGAAAGATTTATATAGGACAAACTAAAAAAAGTTTATTAGCACGTTTTCAAAATGGACGAGGATATAAGAGCTGTCCGTTAATGTAGCGAGCAATTGATAAGTATGGATGGGAAAATGTTACTACTGAATTATTAGAAGATAAAATCCCCACCTTGGAAGCCGCTAATGAAAGGGAATAGTATTATATAGAATTATATGACGCTACAAACCCAATGATTGGATATAATATTTCTCCAGGTGGAGGAATTCTTTCTATAATAGATTATGACGCTATTTATCAAGAATGGATAAGTCACCCAGAACTTGGAGTAAAGGCAATAGCCACCAAATTAAATTATGATAGAAATACTATTGCCCGAGCCTTAGATGCCTACGGAGTTGATATTGCTGATAGAATGTCGCGTGTAGCCTCTTCTATTAGTCAATCATAGCGTAAATATGACCGTACGGCAATTTATAATGCTTGGAAAATTACACCAGATTATAAAACCCTTATGAAACAATTTAATTGCTCGGTAGATACCATTAGAAGGGCTCTTAAGGAAAATAATGTTTCAGAACAAGAAAGGCGCACTTTTGGCTAGCTTAATCAATAGGGATGCAATCGTAAAAAAATTAATCAGTATGATCTAAATGGAAACTTTATACAAACTTTCAATAGTATAGCAGAAGCTAACCTTTCATTAGGCAAGCAACCAAATTCTTCTAATATTATAAGCGCATGTAAAGGAAGACGTAAAACTGCCTATGGTTATAAATGGGCTTATTCAGAAAACATTTGACAAGTGGGCGCCATTTTGGCGCCCACTTTTTTATTTGACTTTTTTCTAAATTTAAGGTATAATAAAAGAAAAAAGGAGAAATATTGGGAGGAATAATATGAAGGATTTATATGACAAGATGATTGACGAATATTTTAATCGTCATCCAGATGCCGGACTTGCTTGGTGGATGCTACCATTAGACCAGCAGCCAGAAGACTTTAAGCAGGAGATGTATGACATTCTTTGGGACTTGACACATAAGGAGGAATAATATGAAAATTTATTTAGCCGGCCCTATCTTTACCTATGGCGATTTGCTTCGTAATACTGAATGGGCAAAGAAAATTCGTGATGCTATTCCAGATGTTGATTTATATTCTCCCGTGGAAAATACCGATATTAACGGTGTTGAAGGAAAGAAGAAGTTTGCTGGTTCTCAGGAAATTGCGAATGGCGATAATATTCGCTTAAACGCAACAGATATTCTTATTGCCTGTATAGACGGAGATGTTTTGCCTAGTGGTACTTGCGCCGAAATTGGTAAATTTCATGAGAAAATTGAGCGTGGCGACCATAAATATATTGTTGGTATCTGTACAGATAATAGGCAAATGTATTTAACACATAGCGAAGCAAAGGACAAAGGTGGCGCTGCCGCATTAGGAGAACAGCAATACAGCTATCAAAACTTATATGTAACCGGACTTATCAAACAAGGCGGTATTCTCGTATCAAATATAGAAGATGCTATTGCTTTTGTAAAGGAAAAAGAATATGAATTTGATACAACTATGCCTAATGAGTCCGTGTCAGATTGGAGGTAAATATGAATATAAATACGACAGATAAAGTTTAGACTGGAGAGTCAACTGCAGGAACTAGTACAAGTACAACTTATACTTACGGTAATCCTTCTTATCGCGCTGAAAAAGGTTGGGAGTGCCCTCGCTGCGGCCGCATTAATGCACCTTGGGTAAGATAGTGCGATTGTATCAGAAATAATTGGAATGTCACTTGCGATGATACCACTGGTGATGATTGGTGGAAAAAATATGTAACTTGCACGAGTAACGATACTTTTAAAATTCACCCCTACGAAATAACATATACTACGGCCCATAATCCTATTGTTGGTGGTAGTGATTATTGGGATAATACAGAAAAAATATGGTCTAATGTATTAAAAAATGTAAGTAATATAAAGGAAGTTTATTAAATATGAACGATATTATTCATTTACAATTAAACAACTGGTTTTCTGGGCGCGATTATCCATCAGAAGAACCGTTCATTTATTGGATTTCAAATAATAAATTCTGCGATGATGAATGGTGTAAGGAAAATCAGCTCTGCGTAAATGCCGCATACCTTGATGCTTCAATTAACTGGTGTATTGCGGCACCGCGTGCTTGGGTAGAAGAACATTGTCCTATTATTCTATCTGAAGGTAATTTTACTTATTTTACACAGCAATCTTATTGGAATGATGAAATAGATAAAGCAGAATGGAAAACAATCCAGCATGTTAAGTGGTATTCTGAATTTATCGTACGCGGAAATGAAGGACGGTGGGGTACTCACTTTCCAGAATATAAAGAAGAAAATTATGGTGTCCATTGGGAAATAGAAGATGAAAATGGACATTATTATGTAGAAGGAGACTAATTTATTATGAGTAATTTAATTTATGAAGTAAACGACAAACCAAAGACAATGAAAGAATATCTAGGATATTCATTTCAGGTTCTATTTTCTTGTATCACAGCAACGCTACTAATTGCGCTAATTTGCGGCACAAATCTTAGTGCGGGTTTAGTCGCCGCAGGTATCTCTACGATTTTCTTTCTCTGTATCACAAAATTCTCTGCGCCGATTGTTATCTCTAATAGTGGAGCTACTGTTAGTGCTGTTATTGGCGCAATTATGCTATGTAGCGGAGTAGAAAAGAATTTGCTTGGTGTAATGTTCGGCGGACTCACAATTGCTATTATTTATTGTCTCGCCGCAGTAGCTATTAAAAAATTTGGCATTGGTTGGATAACAAAATTAATTACACCAGTAATGTCTGGCGCAATTATTCTTATTATCTCTATTCAACTTGGCTTTTTTATTCCTACTTACGCGCAGGTTAATGGAGTTTATTCTCCTCTTGGCGTAGGAATTACTTTCCTTAGTATGCTATTTGTACTACTATTTGCTTTTTATGGAAAAGGGTTAATGAAGAGATGGCCTATCCTATTCGGCGTACTTTGTAGTTATATTGTTTGTATTATTTTAACTGTTACGAATGTTGCTGATTTAGTTAATCTTAATCACTTTAAAAATATACAACTCTTTATGGTTCCTGACTTTGCGTTCTTCCACATTAATTTCAATACTTTTGACTGGTCAGTAATGCCACAAATTTTACTCAGCTTTACATTAGTAGCCCTTGGCGCGCTTGCTGAACACCTTGGCGATATGATTAATGCTTCCAATATTTGTGAAAGAAATTTCTTAGAGACACCTGGCTTACAGAAAACATTAGTCGGCGATGGAATTGGCTCATTTATTGGCACAATTATCGGCGCACAACCTAATACCACTTATACAGAAAACCTATCAACTATTCTTATTAGCAAATGTGCTAGTGTCTATGTCACGCTTCTTGCCGCAATTGAGCTAATTTTACTAGGCTTCTTTGGTCCATTTAATAGTTTTATTCAAGCACTTCCTAATGCTACCTTCGCAGGTGCATCCATTTGCTGCTATGGTATGATTGGCGCATCAGCTATTAAATTTCTAAAGCAAACCAATATCAATTTTAATAATGAAAAAACTATTTGGATTTTCGCGGTAATGTTGATGGTTGGTACTTCTGGTTTATCCATTAACTATCGCTCATTTGGAATTAGCGGCATTTGTCTAGCAATTATTACTGGCATTATTCTTAACTTAATTATTAAGGAGAAAGAAAATGTATAACTCTTTATTTGAAATTCAACGCGCATGGCCGCTTGGCACAGTAGTTGCTGAAGAGCCTATATTTCAGCGCTTCTATTGTGCTGATGAGATTACATTTAATAAAATTAAAGAATGGTTTAATGGCGATGAAGTAAAACAAACTTCTCCACATCATGTCACGGTTACACGATTATCAAAAAAAACTATAGAAGGATATCTGTATAATGGCGAACAATGGTTTCCTATGACACAAAATGGTACGGAATGGTCTATTTATATACCAGAGGAGTTTTAATAATGTGCGGATTTGGTAATAGAACCTGTGGAATATGTGCTAATGCCAATGGTTGCCTTGCTTCCATGAATGACGACTATTTCTGCCTCGCTTCTAAACAAGAAGTACAAAAGCGTTTAGAAGAAGGCCACTATGCTGATGATACATTGATTATGAAACAATATTTAGAAATTCCGGATGATTATATTAAATCATGTATGGCATGGGCATAAATAGTAGGAGCTCAAACAATTGAGCTCCTATTATTTGACTTTTTCTAAAATTATGTTATAATAATTATAGAAAAAAGGAAAGGAGAATGAAAATGGGTTTGGATATTTATATTTTCAAAGCTCGTACCAAGAAAGCATTTGAGGCCGATAATTGGTATAATTCCGATGCAGTACAAGAAGTATATTATGCTAGAAAATTCTG